GGTGTTCATTGGAAAACCATGTTCCCCTTCAAGGTGAGAGTTTCAACTCATACATTCAATCGGGGGTTGAGTTCAGGGTTGAGGACATCAGTGAGATGGAATACCAAAAGTTCTATTCACCATATTCTGAGGCGAATAGAGAATCAAGGGAAGATAGTGATGATGAGTTGGTGAGGTATTACTACGCAGTGGATGTGGGTCTGGGCCCAAACCTTATCAGGGAATCAAGAAGTATTTGTCGTGATTTCATCTTTGCTGGTTTGGTGTATAGAGATGAGGACTTATCTCAAATGTCACAACAATTATCGGGTATTGATTCCAACAGAAAACTTATTCCAAGAACACAAGGATTTGATGTGGACTTGAAAGATTGGGCGGGTGGAAAACAATGTCGTCATATCTTCCGTAGATTGATATTCAAGGTGCCAGAGGGACAAACTGCTGAACAGTTTGCATCAACCCTTCCAAACAATACAGGTCAGGCATTTGGTATGGCTTCAAGAAATGAATACCAAGAAGGTGTTGGTGGTATTTCCAACAGAGCAGGGTATATCGCAGGTCTTGCAGGTTTCTCAAAAGAAACCAATGAGAACCCCATTGGGTTCATTGAAGGGTTGATTGTATATCCAACCTTCAAGAGTATGTTGAAACACGAACCAATGGTCTCTGGTTGGTCTTTGATTGAATTGAATGGAGTTCAAGGGTTCATCGGTGGAATGGCAGAAGAAAACTACTTTGAAACAGAAGGGGTGAGTATTCTTGAAAAAGGAATGATAAATGAACAATTCTTCAATGATTACCCAGAAGGTGCGAAGGAAGCAGCAAGAATGGGAATCAAGAGAAATGAGGAATTGGGTAATCCTTGTGCCACCCAAGTTGGGAAGGTAAGAGCACAACAAATTGCCAAGGGTGAAAACCTCTCATTGGATACATTGAAAAGAACTTACTCATACCTTTCAAGGGCTGAGGACGGGTTTGTTAGAGCACAGAACAACAAGGAATATGATTCCTGTGCATACATCAGTTACTTACTTTGGGGTGGATTGGATATGTTGAGATGGGTTGACAGAAAATTGGAACAGATTGAATTGGATTTCATTGGAGAAACGGGTTGTATTCCAACTCTCATCTCTTCTGGTGTTGGTGAGATTGAAGCCATCTACAAATGTGGAAAGAACCCACAAGCACATATTGGGAAACCATACTACGACCCAACGGACAACAATGAATATGACACCTTTATTGATGATTATTTGGAAGACCGAGAAATGGTTGACGGTATTATTGAATTGATTGTTGAGGTTGAAGATTTGAATGAAAGAAGGAATGTGGCGTATGAAGCGATTGAAACATTGACGGGAGAAGGTGTGGCATTTGATTTGCAGGACTTTATTGACCGATTGGGACTATCGGGTCAGATGACCTTCAATCAGTCGTTCAAGGATGAATTGAAATATGAATTGACAACGGTGGTAATGGAGCCAGACAAGTATATCCCAAGAAGAGACCCTTACAACGGAAATGAACTCTACTATGTGGTATTCTCAAAAGAAACCATCAAGAAGATGGCTCAAAAGTTCTTCAAACAAAACAACCACAAAAACTTCAATGTGGAACATTCTGACTTAACATTGAATGGAGGGTATGTTTTTGAATCATGGTTGGTTCAAAACCCTGAAACGGACAAAGCGGCAGAACTTGGATTCAAGGTGAACGAAGGAACTTGGATGGTCTCAATGAAATGGGACGACAAGGAAGAGTTTGAGAAGTATGTATTGAGTGAGAAGACAATGGGTATTTCCCTTGAAGGAAACTTCTTATCACGAGAATACGACAAACAAGCATACGAATACTCCATCATCGGTGAGATGGACGGAGAACCCATCTACTCAACAGAGGAAGAGGCTTTGGAAAGAGCAAGACAACTTGGTTGTAGTGGACTACATAAACACGGAGAGGGGTATATGGCTTGTGAGAGTCATTCCATTCTTCAAGGAACAAAACTTTCTTTGTATAAAGATGAGTATGATATATTTATTGAGGAAGTGAAAGAGTTCATAAACAAAAATCAAAAATAACTTCAAATGACAAAACAAGAAGTATTTGCAGCAATCAAGAACTTGGTTTCCCCATCAACAGAAAAGGTGGAAGAAAAGTTTGAGAGAATTGCATTGGAGGGTGGTGAAGTTTTCATCACAAACCAAACGGAAGACGAAATTGCATTGGGTGATACTATATACATTGAAACTGAATCTGGATTTGAGAATGCACCGCAAGGGTCGCATACTTTGGAAGACGGAAGAGTGATTGTATTGGATGAATCAAGTGTGGTTACGGAAATCCGTGAGGTTGAGGAAGAAGTGGTTGAGGAAGAGGTTGAGGTTGAAGAAACTGAAACAATTGTTGAAGCGTCAGAGCAATCAGCAAAAATTGAGGAATTGAAATCTGCAATCCACGACTTACTACTTGCTTTTGAATCTCACTCAAACGAAATTGAAGAAAGATTCAAGTCATTGGAGGCTGACTATAATGCCTTCAAAAAAGAAGCGGAGTATACTCCAATAAAGAAGGACAATTCCTTCAAAAATAAGTTTTCAAAACTTGATGCCAGAATTGATGCCATCAAAGAGTTGAAGAAATAAACAATAACAGAAAACAAATATAATCATGGAAAATCATAAGTTTTCATTTGTAAACAACATGGCAGATTTCATCTCGGCTAATGAGACAGAATTGTTGTCAAAAATTACTATCGGCACTGCGGTTGCTGATTATGTGAGCATTTTCCCAAATATCCGTCACGCAGAAAAAGTTCCTGTGTTTGACACTGGCGATATTGACTCACTTGTATCTACTGGTCACTGTTCAACGACATTTGGTGACATAACAATGACAGAAAAAACACTTACTGTATGTGATTACAACATTCAGAAAGGATACTGTCCTGAATCACTTGCTAAGACAATCATGGGATTGAGAATGCAAGCAGGTTCTTACAACGAAGAACTTGGTGGTGGTGCTGAGGAAAGATTCATTGAAGATTTGGTTGCTAAGGCGGCTGTATTCAACGAAAGAAAATGGTTCCAGGCTGACACTACATCAGGTGATTGTGCTAATGGTATTACTGCTCAGTTGGACGCAGCATCTGCATCTACTGTGAATGTAACTTACACAGCAATGACACCATCAAACGCTATTGAAGTGGCTCAGTCGTATGTATTGAACTTACCTGATTCATTGAAATACACGAACACTGTAATGTTCTTGAACCGTTCTGACTTCCAAGCATTCATCTTGGGTCTATTGAACGCAAATTACTACAACCCACAATATGACCCATCAGGAGCGGTAATCGCACCGATGGCTGTTCAATTACCAGCAAGCAACTGTTTGGTCGTGAGCAGTGAGATTGGAACGGGTCGTGCGATGATTTCATACGGTCAAAACCTTGCATTGGGAACAGATGTTCTTACAGATTCTGCTCAGGCTCAGGCTTGGTGGTCAAACGACAACCAAGAATACAGATTGAGTATGAAATGGAGAATGGGTTCATTGGTATTCTTCCCTGAATTGGTAGTAAGAATTGCATAATAGTGGTCAAACCACAAACAAATAAACACAAAACAAAAACAATATAATCATGGGAAACTGTGTAATAGATAGAGGTCTTACTCTTGACAATTGTGTGAATAATATTCCTGGAATTGAGGCATTATGGGTATTGACTACCACTGGCTCATCAATTTCAGTGAGTGGTTTGACTTATGATGTTTCAACAGAAGAGTTGACATCATTTGATGCAAACACCACAGGAGAGTTCAAGAAAATTGACCTTGTTAGAAACTCAAATGCTGTATTGAGTGAAGAAGTGAATGTAAATGCTCAGTCATTGTCTTTCACTTTTGTTCCTTCATTACAGTTCCAAATCCCTGGTTGGGCGCAAGAATACACCTTGCTATACCAGGAGATTGTAAAATCAACTGAATCATATTTCATTGTAAAATTGAAGTCAGGAAAATACTTCTTGGCAGCACCATCAGGTATGTATATCTCAACGGCAACTGTTGCTTCGGGAAGTCAACCTGGTGATGACCAATTGTATGATGTGACTGTGACGGGTAATGAAACTCGTTCATTACCTGAAATGACTGTTGTAAGTGACCTTTCAACATATTTCAGTGGAACAAACATCTCTGTTGACAGAGAATAATAACCAAAGGGGGATGAGTGTTGGGCTCACCCCCTTTTTCAGCCAAAAAAATCTTTGAATATGCCGTTCATCAGACCAGAAGACCAAATCAAACAGGTGTTGATATATTACCCGAGATTCAGAAAGAAGAGAGGGGTCGCACCTGAACCTTCACCGACACCGACACCATCGGTGACTGCGACCAATACACCAACACCAACGATTACCCCAACATTGACACCATCGGTGACATCAACATTGACACCGACACCAACACCATCGGTATTGATTACATTCTACTTACAAACGGCAGGTGGAGATGATTTACAAACAGCAGGGGGTGACAATCTTCTTTGGACTGTATAAAAAATAACAATATAAAAAACAAACAAACATGGCAAATGTAACCATTCCAAATCTCCCACAAGTCACCGCAACAACTGACTTGGATATATTGGTGATTACCGATTCAGGGGAGACAACAACATCAAAAATAACAAAGGCTGACTTCTTATCGGGAGTTGGTGGTAATCTTGTAGACGGGACGGGTTCTGACTCAAATGCTCTCGTTGGTAAAGAAAGTTTGGCAACAGGTCAATATTCTTTATCTATCAACCCTCAACCAACAAACCTACATCAAGCATCAGGTAAAGGTGCCATACACATTGTCGGCGATGCTGGTGGTGGTATTTATGGAGGTGCCAAGAATGAACATTCTGTGGCTATTGGAGGTTTCAACCCAGAAGCCGCAGGTGACGAAGCCGCGGTAATTGCTGGTACAAATAACAGATGTCGTAATACTCGTTCAGGTGTATTTGTTGGTGAAGGAAACTATGCACAAGGTTCAGATTCTGTTATTCTTGGAGGTCAATCACATAATATCAATTTCAGTGGAGCAAGGTCTGCGATTGTTGGTGGTCAAGGTAATATAGTTGGTAATAACAGTGATTGTTTTGTTGGTGGAGGAACCTCACACAATGTGACCTCCAACAGATGTGCTGTTGTCGGTGGAACTGACAATGATATATCATCTGGTGGTAATTGTTTCATTGGTGGAGGAACATCTCACGATATGGTAAATGCCAGTTCTGCGGGTATTGTTGGTGGTCAACAAACAATCATCAATGGATGTGATTACGCAGGTGCCATTGGTGGTCAATCAAATGATATATTTGGAACTGCTTCGGTTGCGGTCGGAGGTCAATCAAATGTAATCTCAGCAACTGCTGATTATTCAGTTATGTTGGGTGGTCAGAGTAAGACATTGACATTGGCTAATACCGCGGGTATGGAAAATGGATATGTATTCTCACATTTCACTTACGAAACTTATTCAGGTGTTAGTATTGGAAACGAGCAGTTGTTTGACGCTGACAATGGTATGGTTCAATACTTTGACAACCCCGCAGGAAACTTGAATATCAGAACTGTCAATGTGAAAAACGGAGAGGTATATGATATGATACTCGGAGGTGCTGGTGGAGTTTCAATCAACTCTATTGGTGTCAATGATGTTGGTTTCACAGCGGTTGACAACACGAGTGCAGCATCAGGTTCATATATGCATTTGAGGATTGCGGTAGTAAATGATTTGGTAGTATTCTCCACACTATAAATGAATACCTGATTTCTTTTTGGGAATCATAAAAGACATAACAAAACAGAATGAGTAGTATCAGGTATATCAACTTGAAGAAAACTCCACAGAAATGGAGAACAGATTACTTTGGGGATTTTGAGGCACCATTGACTGAATATCCATTGCCAGAACCAACTTATTGGGAGGTTCAAGAATGTGTGGGTTCAGGATTGGGTTACATCAAGACCTTTGATGAACTCTCTGTTGGTCAAAGTATTTTGATTGGTGGT